CCATCACCGCCGCCTGAACCGCCTGCCCCGTTTCCATCGTATGGGTTTCCGTTCTTGCCACCATCCGCACGGATGAACTGAGTGCCACCAGCAGTGATTTGCGTATATCCTCCGTCTGCTCCGTATGCGCCAGTGCCAATGGTGACGGTGTATTTCGTTCCGGCTTCAAGCGTCACTCCCTTCTGGGTGGTCGTGTATCCACCGCCGCCACCAAGATTGAAGTCACCAGCGCCTCCACTGCCACCGCCAGCGCCAACAGCGAAAATATCTACTTTTACGGATTTTTTCAGTACAAGATCACCCGTGGTTTTGAACTTGATACGCCAATTCTTTTCATCATCGTTAATAATTTCATACGTTCCTGAATAGGAGAATTCCGGCACTTTCGAGGTTGTGCCGAAACCGCCGCCCCTGCGTACAACGTAGCAATCTCCCATTTACCTCACCACCTTGATTTTGATCGGAATGTCCACATCAGGGATTTCAAGAACCGTAATCGTCACTTTATCGGTTGCCGTACTCGCTTTCACTACGTATCCCCATGCGCCATTGACAGCCTCCAAATCTTCGGCTGAAGTAACGCTGGTCGTGTTTATATCCACAAAGGGTTTGTCAGAAGCAAGAATTCCGGGAACCGAAACGACTTGCTTATACGGGCTGCTTGTAGTCCAGCCGCTTGCAGACAGCGTTGCTGTGTACTCGGTCAGATTCACCATGTTCACGTTGTCATATACAGCTTGCATGGTTGCTTCAATCTCTTCAAGAAGCGCGGTGGCCTGTGCGGAGATCACACTGGTATCAATGCCTGTCACACCATCACGCATCAGGCCGCACACTTTTGCATTCAAACGGTCATCGGTGATGTTGCCGGCATTGATGGACGTTGTGCCAACGCGAACACGAATCTGTGCAATGCTGATTTCATACGCCACATTATCCCGCTGAAGCGCAGTCACTTTCGGAGAAGCCGCAGGCGTTCCCTTCTTGATGTATGCATAGCACCTGTTGTTCAGCATTTCCAGCCGGATGCACAGGCGGTCAATGCGATCATAGGATGCATCAGACATTTCAATCGGAAGCGTCAAATTGTCCGTGTTGGCATACACGCAGCCGCCGAACTGGTCATAGTGCAGCCATGCAATGCCAGCTTTCATCGTTACGTTCATTGCACCGGATGCCGTTACGCCAAGATGATCATTGGCATACACACCGCTTGTGCGCGTTGCAAACCAAAGTTGTGCATCTGCCGCCGTGTACATGGTGTTTTCCAAAGGGAAGCTTTTCTCAGCCATTCATAACACCTCCATTTTGATTACACATAAACGCCCAACAGGTGGAGCGCTGCCTGCTGATCGTTCATTTCCACATTCACTTTCTCTTCCAGCACCGTCACGCGCTCTTCCAGGGTTAGCGCAGGCTGGCCCTGCTCTTCCAGATCCGCATCCATTTCCTCGCTCGTGCGCTCCCGCCACAGGTTTTCCGCATCCGGCGTGTACAGGTATCGCCAAACGCCTCTTTCATCCATGATCGGCTGGTCGAAGTAATTTCCCTGCGCATGGTGGTACCTGTCGCCCAATCCGCTGTCAATCTCTGTCCAGCCCTCCGTGTCAGTCAGAAACGCATCGGAATTAACCGCCGTGATTCGGTTTTGCGCATCGTGCCGGATGAAAACACGATACGGCTGTTCGATATACTCTTCCATGTCGTTCCCTCCTTATAAATCTGCGCTTAGATCTATTCTAGTATTAAATCTAACTACGCACGAACGCCACGCGGTTAACCCCTCCGCTGTAACAAGCACTACAACATTATTTCCTTTCGTCTCATGCAGGCTAATTGCAGTCGCATAACTAGCTTCATTGCCAGTATACACGTTGATATTCCCTACCGTGTTTACCGTTATCGATGGAGCAATCCTCATTTGTTGTGGCGTTATTATAGTTGCTCTTGCTGTTGTATCGGACAGGGTAAAACCCGGTATTACCGAGCTGCTGGAACCAACCGCCGCCCTGTAAAAATACCTCTGACACTCTGCTAGCTCAACCACATATCCCTTCTGCACATAAGGTGGAAGCGTATCTGCGGTGTACTCGCCTTCGTAAAGGGCAATCCATTCCAGACCATCAATCGTTGAACCGCTTTTCACAGATACAACAATGCTTTCCAAACCAACATCGATATACAATGAACCCAAAGTGTCTATGTCAACAATCTGGCCTGTTCCCATTTGTGCAGTATTCACCGCACGGCAAAGGATTTCACCGTTACGCTGAAGCGCAATCGTATAGACACCTTCCTTCAGTGCATCTTCGAATTTTTGGATAAAATATCCGATTGCACTTGAAGTGTTGATCAGCGTTACAGACCCTTCGTTAACAATGGTCTTTCTGGTCTCTGTAGGATATGTCCACTTCCACCTGTCGATGGTATATCCAGCGTTTGCGTACTCTGTAAGTCCTCTCTGGTTCACCGGATTTGTGAAATCAGAGTTATCCAGAAGATTGTACCCAACGCCGGAAGCACCCGGCTGGCCTGTATCGCCCTTATCACCCTTCGGCCCCAGCAGATCGGCGCTGGAAGTACCGCTTGCAGAAGTCACGGTCAACACGGAGCCGTTCCAGTTGTGCGTACAGGAAACGCCGTCTTTGCCCGGTGTGCCGCTGCCGGAGCCGCCACCGATCAGCTTTGCACTGGCACCACCGCTGCTGCTTTTGATGATGGAGCTTTGCACATAATCAAGCGGACGATCTCCAAGCACAACAGTCACGCTTTCCGCACCCTGTTTATAGGAATACTGGTATTCCATGATCTGCGTATCGAATTGCAGACCATAGCGCTTGGATTTGCACGTCACCTTATCGCCAAGGTCGTACTTTTTACCGAACACACCCAAGCCAAGTTCCACTTCAAAGGACAGGGCATTTTTGCAGGCTTGCAGCGCTTCAATGCCAATCTGTTTCTGTCTGGCCTGCCAATCGGCTGTGCTTTCGTCCTCTTCCTGGTTTTCACCGCTTACGATGATTTCACGCCAGTTTTCCTGCTCGCCTGCGTCGGGAGAAACGTACTGATAGTAGACCGTGCGCGGATCGTTCGAAGAAGAACCGGTCACATAGGCAACATTCTTGTAAATGTCATCATCTTCAGTGGCAATCAGGCTGTGCAGATTGCCAAATTCCTGTGAAAACACCGTGCCGCCACTGTCGGAATCATAAGTGCGATCCACGCCGTCATACACTTCAATCACGTGCTTCTTGTTTACATGGTCGAAGTTAGCGCGAATTCCGTAGCTGCTTTCCCCCAGCAGGGAAAACACAGCGTCCAGCATCGGTTCGCCTTCGATCTCGAAGTCGCACTCATCCGTCAATCCCTTTGCCGGTGCGCATTCCACATTCGGCAGTCCTCGCAAATCGCCGTTGATGATTTCATAGATTCCTTCTTCCACATTCGTGCATTTCACAGGCAAGTCAATGATTCGTCTGCTCAACAGGTGAAGAGTGCTGTATCCACAAACGGTGATGGTGTTTTTGTCGGTGTCGCGCTCAACCTTCACTGCCATCATGGCAATTTTTCGGTCTGTGCGGTAGAAGTACCAGCCATGCCGCAGGATTTCCGCATACTTGTCTGTGTCATGGGTAATCAGCGTGAATTTGCCTTCACCCCGGAAATCCTCCGTCCACGTCATGTCGATCCAGTTTTCCACCCTTCCGCAGTAGGTAAAGGAAGGGTCAAACACATGCAGAATCAATCCTTACACCCCCACAGAGGACGGCTGGAAGCTGATGCTTGCACGCAGCGCATTCGTATTTTTTTCAGCCACTGTTTTGATGAAGTTTTCACCGACAGCCAGCTTAAACGGCATGGACTCCACATCCAGATATCGGAATCCATCTGTGATCGTTCCGTCCGCTGCTTTGATTTCCACCGTCAGTTCATCACCTTCGGTGCTGATGATGATCTGTTCGCCTTCTGCCATTGTTTTTAGTATCCGCACATATTCGCCCGTTTCCATGTTGTAGATTTTCGGCTTTGTCACCTCATCCAGCGCATGCAGCACCGCTGTCCAGTATGCAGGTGCTTCACCGTTGTTGTGGATCGTCACATAGCCAGTTTCTACATACTCAGAGAAGGAAAACGGGTTCGGATCAGAGATGTTCCACGGGAAAGAAAACAACGCTCGCAGTCCAACGAGCGTTGTTGTGTCTTTGTTTCTCAATCTCCAATATGGATAGGGTGCAAACAGGCTAAAGGAAAATCTTGCGTTTGCAGCATAACGTTCAATGTCCGGCGACACCCTGACAAATACGGTCAGTTCGTATTCGTCGTTGTAAATCAGCTTGCTCTCCGCAAGAGGAGCAATGACGTGTTTCATCTGTTCTCGAATGGCGTCCGCTTCTCCAAGAATGGTTCCGTGTATTTGAAGGGTTTTCGGTCGAATGCTCTGAGCGTTAAGCCTTTCGCCGATTTCCCGGTTGGATTGAGTAGTCAAAAACTCCGCATTCTGTCCTCCGAAGGAGGAAACGCCTTCAACGATGATCCTGCTGCCGATTGAAAACTCTACGGAGCCGATCTCGTTTTCAAAGGTCAATTTATACCTCATGTTCTCCACCTCATCAGTTCGAGCGCGTTTCTCACTTCATCCGCAATTTCGTACGGATCCCGAACCGCTCCGTCTACATTTACCGTTACGGATATGGGCTGCATTTGAGCCGCGGTGCCTTTCCCGCTGCGCCATTTGTCGGCCTCCAGCTTGGTGAGCACCGCCTCGCCTTCGTGGAGCCTTGCGGTGTAGTTATCATAAGGAACATAATCCAGGCCAACTGCGTGCCCAGGCGCATCTCCAAGCCCGGACGAATCCGGAAGCAGCGTAACTGTCGCAACCAAATTCAGACCGTTAAGATACGCCTGAAGCATGCGGCCAGAAGCAATATCCGCCATCAATGAAACGTCTCCGTTTAGATCGTAACCATCAATCGTGCCCTGAATCTGCCCCTCGGAATCTTCGGAAGCATCAAGCCCGACTTCCGCATCGTACTCGTCTTCACCCTCCTCATCTCCGAAAGAACGGCCTCCGCCGCCGTGTTTTCTTCCGGATGGGCTCTCACGAATACCAATGCCGAGTTCTCCGTATTTTCCAACAATAGTGTCTACCCATTCCGACAATGCCGGGTATTTTTCGGAAAGTCCGTCAATCATGCCCTGAACCGTCGCTGCGGCTGCTTCTTTGGTATTTCCGCTCAAGTCAATTTCAGAAGCGAAAGTTGCCATGGAATTTACCATGCCTTTGAGGGTTTCGTCTGCAGAAAGCTGTGTTTCGCTTATTCCCTCCGCAGCAGCTTTCTGTGCTTCTTTCATTGAGTTGTATGCTTCCAGCAGACTTTCCAGCCCCTCGGCGTCGGCGGCGTCAAGCGCGGCAAGTTTCTCCATACTCTCTTTGCTGCCGGTTGCGATTTTTGCCAAAAACTCAGGATCTACGCCTTTTTCCTTCAGGCTGCCAAGCGTTTCGGCGTACTTGTTCCAATATTCAGTCTGACTTTCCAGGCCCTCTTTGTAATCGCCTACATTCCCGGACTCAATATCGTCTACTTTATCAAAAAGACCGAAAAAGCTTTCCAGCCTTCCACTTACTTTATCAAGGTTAAGATCTGAATAGCTTTGAATTTGCTGTGCAATAAATGCCAGTTTTTCCACACCGGTAATGCCCATCAGACCTTCACCGATGTCGTACATGAAGGTAGCTACCGGAAGCAGCACTTCGCCAACTTTTACTTTGAACGCATCAAGTCCTGTTTCGAAACCGGCTTTCGATTGATTGAACGCATTAGCCAATGCGCTGCCCGTAGAGGCAGCAGCTTCGATGGATTGCGCGCCAAATTCGATAATGCCTTCAATGGCAGCCTCTACCACTTCACTTGTAGCATCTGCAAATCCCTTCATGAGCGCAGAACCTTCGGTGACTTTTGTTTCGAGGCCTCCAAGTTTTTTATCTACGGAATCCGCATCGTCTACCAGCGGCTTGAGTGCGCTTCCTTTACCGTCGCCGAGCTTGGGGCTGGTAAGATTTCCGGCTTTTTCATCGAGCCCGTCCAATGCTGTAACCGCTTTCCCAAGGCCCTCGTCGAAGTTTGTTGTATCAATGCCCATGGTGGCCATCAGTTCCAGTATGGTCAATTCGTCTCACCGCCCCTTCGTTTCCGGAGTTTTGTTTTAAGATCTTCCACTATTTCTTTCCCGCTCTTTTCAGGGGCAGGACAATCCAGACTATGCATATACTGGCTGAACGACGGCACCTGAGAGCCTGGATATGCATGCATCATCAGCCGCCACAAAAGATTTCCGAGGTATTCGTCTGCCGCAAGTTTCCGGTTCTCCTGCCTCAGCACGGCGGCCAGCATGGCTGGGCTAGGCGTACGGTTTGTAAGCAGCGCACATACTACGCGGTCATAACCATACGAAGACACGATGGAAAAAAATCCAGCACATCTTTCCATGCAGCGTCAAAGGCGGCCTGCATTTCGGCCAGCGGAAGTTCCCGCACCTCATTCTCAGTCATTCCACTGGCGGATGCGGTAATGGCAATCATGTCATCACCGTGCCGGCCAAGCACGAGCGGCATCACAACATTGAACGTTTCCGACGCCGTATGTTTTTTTGCTTTCACCATCGCTTTTTCTGCCGAGATGTCCGCATCGTCCAGAATAGCGGTTACATGGGGGAGCATTTTTACCATCGCCTCAAAAGCTTCTGCGGTTTTCATTTCACGAAGAGTCATATCAAAGATCCTCCATATTCAAAAATAACGCCGCAGACATGGGTACACCCGTTTATCTGCGGCGTTTGGTTCAGGCGGCTGCGCCGTCGAAGAAAACAACCTCGCACGGTGCATACTGCATGTCTTTCAGTTCTTTGTGGTGCGCCTGAAATTCAAAGGGAAGCGTACCCTCTCCCTTGTCGGTAAATGTGAAGTTTGCGCCGGTCAGGTTAATAACGTTGTCAAGGTTGATCAGCACAAAGCCATTATCGCTGGTATCGCCAACCCAACAAAGATTGTTGATGTAATCCGTCGGGAGGATGTCCGTTCGCACTTTCAGCGTTTTTACATTGCCAACGGTCGTAAGATCAGCAGCAGCCAGCGCATCTTTGAACGTGCCAGGCGTGATCTCTTTCATGGTGCCGGTAAGTTTTACCGTCCACATGTCGTTCACTGTGCTGCCTACGATGGGATAACGCATGCCATCTGCCTCAATCTGTCGGATCGTCGGCGTACACTGGAACGTTCCTCCGCCCTGCGTGGCGCCAAGAATATTGTCTCCGGCCTCCAGAGCGGCAAGAATGGCTTCTTCCAGCTCTGCAGGCCCGGTAAAAGCGGAATAGTCAAAGTTTTTCAGGAACACGCCAGCATTCAGCTGCAGGTTCATAAAGGTTTCAGGTCTCAGACCTGTTACCATAAAAATCTCCCCTTTCATCTGCCGTAAAAGGCAATTTCATAACCGACGCGGCCGCCTCGAACAGGTGCCTCAGTCACACCGCCTTCGTTTTCCGGCGGATCATATGCTCGCAAAAACTCGTTGGGTTGCCGGTATAGCACCGCAATCCCGCCGTCATACCTCAACACACGCCCGCTTTCCGGGATGGCGTTTTTCACCTGTTCAAAGAATGCGTCCCGTTTTTCTTTTACGTTCACACCGGGCCACTGTTTGATCCAAACAAAAGAAGCCGTTGACACGCGACCGAAGCATCCACCCTGAATGTTCTCAAACGTGACGTACGGGAAAAGCGCATCGTCCGGCGCCTGGCCGCTCAGATACGCTTCGATCGGCGCGCCTTCTTCTGTGAAAGACGACCAAAACTGGTAGAGTGCGTCTGAATACGTCATACCGTCACCCTCTCCATGCTCACAGACTTTGCGTCAAGGGTGGACATTGACGGCGTCTGCCGGTCCGAAGGATCGGCCGTAACTTTGAATACAGCGTCGTCCCTCATGCGTTTGATCAGATCACCGGTTTCGAGGGGAATTCCTTTGTGGACGGTGAGATTATAGACAGCCCGGATACCGTTTTTCTGAGCAATCTGCATCTGCGTGGAAGAGTCCAGCTTGATCCTTCCTTCAAATGGAGCGCCGTCCTGCCATTCCCATACGAAGCCGCCGCCGCCGTCCGGAACGGATACTTTGTCAACCACGCACATGGCCTCGTAGAAATCCTCCATCGGCATCAGACCAACACCTCCGAGAACATACGGCGGTACTCGTTCAGCTCCTTTGCAAAGCGCTCCTGCCAGGTCAAAACGCCGCCGTTTTTGCCGCCGGCCAGCGTGTAGCTGTAGTCGTCAAAGGTTTCGCTTTGATAGGGGCCTTTGGGCGTTTTTTCGTTATAAGCGGCGATACTCTCGCACAGCTGCAGAAAATCTGCCGGGGGGCGAAGAAAGTACACGCGTCCCGCAAAGGTCTCGTCAAATACGCCAGCGGGAACGCCCTCCAGCACTCCACCTTCGGCGACGCGATACAC